CGATAACCTTCCTCTCGATAGGTGGAGCCGGCATAAGGTAAGGTCGCCATGGCTCATGTCACGAATGACCAGCTTCAGGTGGAGAACCCGAATTTGGTGTCGCGAGCCGGGATTACATATCTCGGTAAGTATCGCAGCTCGAATCCGTTTTGGAATCGGGCCAAGAAGGATCTCAGCAAGCAGGTTCGAAAGCCCGCTGTTGATCGTGGTTTGGAACGCAGGCTTACGAGCTTGTATACTGAGTTGGACTACGGGAGGGACAACCGTAGTGTCACCGACTCTGAATGGGTGGAGAAGGGGATCGCCAAGTTTGGCTGTCCAATTCATGCCGCCTCAAACGGAAAAGGAACCAACTTTACCATCCCTGGGTCCGGAGTATGTTGCTGCAGGCGAGGGCAACGTCCAGACTCCCGAGTTCATAGCCCCCTCAGGACCGACATCGGAACCGCTTTCGCGCCCTATTACGGCGGAAGTCTCCTGGAGGGATCTCACCCCAGAGGACGTCATGGCTTTGGCAATGACGACCGTGACGAGGGAACTGCACTATCCGGTCGAGGAGCTAATGCTCGTTCGGAAGTTGGTGTCGGACCCTTCGAAACCGTGGCCTACCGAAGCGCAGTTTCTGCAGCGCTCCGTACTGCGGGTAGTCAAGTTGGAGGGCGAAGGCCTTATAGCTTGGCTCGTGTGGTGGAGACGGAAATTCATCGTTCTCACTACGCTGGGGCTCCTTTCTTCTGCTCTAACGACCTGGTCCTCGATCGGGCTGTTCTCATGGCTGAGGACTTCTGGCGGGGTGGTGGGAGATTGCATCCCTACACTTCTGGCCGTCGTGTTCAGCGTGGGGCTTCTGGCCCAAAGACTAGGCTCGTATGGATGGCGTCGCTTGTTACGACTCTTGTGGGTTCGCGTTTCTCAAAACCGGTCTTTAAAGGCCTGGAAAGAAAGAGACCGTTCTCGTTTAGTCTCCGAGGAGTCGAGAAGGCCGCGCTGGTAGAGGAGTTCAAGTCACGATTCAAGTATGTGTATTCTGTTGATGTCAGTGGATTTGACGCCAGCATGTCTGCACGAATCATTGATGACGCCTTCGGTATCGCGAGGACGCATCTTGACTTGGATGAGAGCGAAGAGCTTGTCTGGGATCGTTTCAAGAGCGACTTCATTCACTCACGTCTGATCACCCCTTCTGGTGATGTCTATCAAGTGCACAGAGGCATTCCTAGCGGTAATCCGTTTACCTCAATCATAGGATCGCTGTGTAACTTGATCGCGATCAACTACATCCTAATCCGAACCATGGGACGT